GTGATTGAATCCACCCTCGTTCCAGGCCTCAAGGTAGTCCCTACCTTCCACCCTGCAACCTTCATCCCACCTAAGTTTAATTTCCTAAACAAACCTTTAATATGTGAAGACTTAATGAGGCTAGTCATGAATCAGAATTCAAAGAGATCAGAAGAATTGAGCGCACTATTATTATTAAGCCAACATTTCAAGAATCAATTAACACTCTTAATTATTGCTACGAAGTCGGACTCAGAGGATCTACAGTTGATATTGACATTGAGGTCATTAATGGAGAAGTCGATTGCATCGCTTTTGCATGGAATCCTACACATGCCATCTGCATCCCCTTCCGAGATCACCAAGGAGACTACTTTACAGTCGAACAAGAATATGAAATAATGCTTCTTATTGCTAAGATCATACAAGAAAGGAGGATAGGGAAACGTGGAGCTAATTTTATATTCGATACTCAATTTATTCTTCACAAATATGGCATTGTACCTCGTGGAGAGCTACACTGTACACAGATCGCCCAAAAGATTATGCTCCCAGATTTCAAGGCAGGCCTTGACTTCGTTGCTACCTCTCACACTGATATTCCTTACTATAAACAAGACGGTAAGCAATGGATAAAGATGGGTGCTGGCACTTGGGAGAACTGGTGGAACTACAACGGATTAGACTCTATTGCCACTGCAGCTGCACACCCGAGACAGATCGAAGGTCTAATCAAACAAGGAAACCTAAACACCTACAACCGTCAACGTAAACTAATTAAGCCTCTTATCTACATGGCAGAGCGTGGGATTAAGATTGATGTTGAAGGTATGATAAAATGTAAGGATGAAGAGAAGGCTAAGCTTGACATTCTTATCAAAGCACTCCATAAGAAAGTCGGCTACGAGATCAATCAAGACTCACCACAACAACTAATGCACTACTTCTACGATGAACTACACATTAAACCTTACAAGAAAAAGAACAACAAAGGCCAATGGGTTAAGACCTCAGACGTAGACGCACTTAAACGTATAGCAAGACGTAACTATCCTGCTGCTCAGATCATGCTTGATATTCGTGGTTTGAGTAAGCGTATATCAACTTACTTAAATATCAGAAAGGTAGAACAAGATGGAAGATACAGGAGTAGCTATAAACCTGTCGGAGCGGAAACTGGTAGGCTTAGCAGTGGAAAAACTATATTCGGTACTGGAGGAAATCAACAAAACTGGCCGCACGACCTACTTAGATTCTTTCTCTTTGACGAGGGATACATCGGGTATTCCTTCGATCTCAGTCAGATTGAGAATAGAATTGTCGCCTACGTTGGTGGAGTCATATCTCAAATAGAGGCCTTTGAGACTGAAGTAGATTTACATAGGCTTACTGCTTCAGTCATTATAGGCAAACCTTATAATGAAATATCCTCTGAAGACGGCTCCTCACCTCTTGGCGATGGTCGCCAGTCCGAACGCTTCTGGGGTAAGAAAGGCAACCATGCCATCAACTACGATGTTGGCTATAAAACCTTCGCACTCAAGAACGAAATGCCTGAAGGCGAAGCCAAGCATGTAATTGAACTAGTCCACCGAGGCTATCCACAGATTAGAGGTAGTTACCACTTAACCATCCAACAGATGCTTAAGAAAAATAGAATAATTAAAAACCTCTTCGGTCGTAGACGTCTATTCCTAGGTCCTATCATTCCTTCCTATCCTAACGTATCCAAAGGCGCTTGTGAGTCTACCTACCGTGATGCTTATGCTCAACTCCCACAATCTACTACCGCTGACAAGATTAACGAACAAGGAGTTGAATATATCTATTACAATCAAGACCTATTTGCACCTATTGAATTACTAACTCAGATTCATGATTCAGTTGTGTTTCAAATTCCTTTATCAGTTCCTTGGGGAGAGCATGCTAAGATGTTACTACTAATCAAACAGTCATTAGAACAACCTTTATACTGGCATGAGACTGAAATTAAAACTCCAGCTGATCTATCAATAGGCTATAATATGAATAAAGATGACATGATAGAACTAAAAAGCAAAGACATTCCTACCAGTCAAAGTCAACTTGCAATTAAATTAGAGGAGGTCTATAGTAAACTATTAAATAGGAGATAAAAATGAAGAGATTTATTATAGTAGTTCTGGTTTTATTAGTAAGTGTATTATTCTATGGGTTTAAGTATACATCTCCAGAGACAGGGCAAAGAATTAATATATCTGGTGAAGATCATTCATGGTCATATTCTAGAGATGAAGTACATAAGATTATGGAAGATTATGTACGTAAAACTCAAGAGCTGAAAAAAGATATAAAGTTAAATTTCTCTATAAGGACAAACTCCTATTGTAGAGTTGAATATATTACTATATCATACAAACCACTATTTACAGTTAAAGAAGAAGGAACTCCATTTATTAAATAATGATTAAGTTAGAGACTGTTTACACCAAATTGTACAATTAAGAAAACTGGAAAAAATTGAAAGGCTGTAATTAAACTATGCCTCGACTGACAAGGAAGTTACCCAACTGGATATCTGCGTTCATGCTCTACACTGAAAACACTGAGCCTCCTATCTTATTTAGAAAATGGTCTGCTATCTCTGCCATTGCAAGTGCACTTCAAAGAAAGGTCAGGGTAAACTGGGGATCTAATTTAATATTCTATCCTAACTTATACATAGTCCTAGTAGGCCCAACTGCCACTGGCAAAGGTACTGCTATGAACCCTGCACTTAGTATCCTTAGTGAAATACCAGTCATTCGTATGAGTGCTCAAGCCACTTCACTCCAAGCACTAATTCGTAGGCTTAAGGAAACTAACCTAACTGACATAGATATGGAGACAGGTGAACAACAGTATCATAGTTCTATGACTATCTTCTCCAAGGAATTTACTGTCTTCCTAGGCTATCATAATAAAGAACTAATGGCTTCACTCTGTGACTGGTTTGACTGTGATAATAGATGGGTGTATGAAACTATCTCACGGAAGAAGGAGGAGATCATAGGTGTTTGGGTTAACTTACTTGGTGGCACTACACCTGACTTAATTCAAAGTTCCTTACCTATTGAGTCAATAGGTGGTGGACTTACCGGCCGAATCATCTTCATATATGAAGAGAAGAAGGCAAAGTTAGTTGTCTTACCTACTCAAACTTCACATGAGTCTGATCTACGAAACTTCTTAATCCATGACTTAGAAAAAATCTCTATGCTATCAGGAGGTTTCAAATGGACTGAGGACTTTGCATCTGCCTGGTCTGACTGGTGCTATCACGCTGAAGACAACCCACCATTCTACGACCCAAAGTTCGATGGATATATTGGAAGACGTAGATCTCACGTCATGAAACTATCAATGATAGTAAGTGCCTCACATGGAAAACATGACCTAGTGCTAAGCAAAGATGACCTGGACGAAGCTATTGCACTGGCGGAGGAAGCTGAAGTTAAAATGGGCCTAGTATTTAGAGGCGTAGGCAAGAGTGACATTGCAAGTTCAATGAATAAAGCTATTGCATTTATGAAGAACTCAAAGACAACTGACATTCCTTTCTATCAGTTTGCTAGGTACTTTAGTAACGACATGGATAAGTTAACAATGGATAGAGTGTTAGATACTCTTGAGTCAATGAAGATGGTACAGGTAATGAGTAAACCTGGAACAGATAATATGATTAAGGTGTTAGATTTAGAAGGGAAAAATGAAAAGAAGATCATTCCTTAAAGCAATATGTTTGACTGTAGCTTCATTAGCTATCAATCCTGTATTAACTATAAAGTCAATCTCTGATGTAGGTGTAACAAATACATATAAAGAAAGTCTTCAGCAGCAAATAGACTTCTTATATAATGCTCATATAGCCAATATTAGAAAGGCTATGAACACGTTAATAATAGATCCATATATTGTAGATATAAATGATTTAATAATAGACAATTCAAAAATTGAACAGTCTAATCCTCCATAGTCTTATACACCCTAGCCCGTTCAACAGCAGACCTAAATATTTTAAGCCCCATTGTTTTGTCTGCCTTTTCCCTTTTTAATCTACCTAATATCTTACCATATCTTTTCCTCTCATTAACCGTCTCAGCTGTGTACAAGCCAACCCTAGCGTCTTCCAAATCTCTAACCGTCTCTCTCAATGACGCTGTAGCTTCAGCCTCAGCCCAGGATAGTGCGGAGGTAAATAGTGTATACGCAGGTAAGTTATTCTTCAGCGTAGCAACATAGGTATCTCTTAATGTCTCTTCATCTCCTTCTATAATAGCCTTCTTAAAATATTCCATAGATGAATATCTAGACATACCCTTTGAACTCTGCATCATTATGTCTAAAGGTTTGAACTCCATATCATCTTTCATATACCTTAAAATACTAATAGGTATTGGAGCCTTAGCAATGGTCTTGAGTATTCCTTTAGCTTTTTCAATTCCTTCCCACTTATAAATATCATCATTCTTAAACCCTGACAGAGTATGACCTGTTGCTATTTCAGATATTAACTGAGGTACGGGAGCTACCTTACCTCCAATCTTCCTAAGAGGATTCATAATCAGCTCAGGGAAATCTCTAAACTGTTTACCCCACCTCATATATCTCTCAGTGCCATCTTCATACCTTCCCATAAACAGAAGAGTCTTCTTCCCCATAGTATTTCCAAACATAGTCTTATCCATAAATGTGTAGTCTTTGTCCTCATAATACTGAGGATTCTCTTCCATGTCTTTATTTCTATTCAATACATTTAGAAGGTTCATACCTATACCAAAATACAATCCAGCTCTTGCCCAGAACCTCCAGCCCATCTTTTGCCTTACACCCTTTGTTTCCTTATATACCTTACCAATTCCTGTAGGAGCTAATGCCTGCCTAGTCGTTGACACAGTCCAGTCAGCAGACAACAAAGACCAAGTTAACATCTGTACTTCCTTAGGAGTCATCATTAATGTATCCCAGTTCTGCCCACCGAAGGTATCATTAATAAACTGACCAATTTCTCTCTTTAATTTCTTAGTATCTACAGCATCTAGATTTGGGTCCATCTTTGCAACCATACTCTCATACCCATAAAGTTTTAATGTATCATGTAGGTATGTCCACAAAGCCTTATCCCATACAGAATTAGCACCCTTCATAAATGAAGTTAGTTTATTTGCTAAAGGTACATTACTGCTTACTCTAGCTAGATCATTAAGATACCCTTGGATTCTATTTATAGGAATATCAGCTGTGGCACCATACTGTACTCCTCCATTTACTATAGAATCTCTTGCAATAGCTTCTTTAGTATATATATCAAACTCTCCACGTACCATTGCATTGTATATCTTAACAGGATTAAAGTAAATATTGATAGTTTTAAGTGGTCCTATTACAGCTACACCTACCTCAAATAATGATCCATGATGGAATAGAGATAAGGTCAGCTTACCTTTCTTCAACACTCCATTAAGTGCTTCATATGCAGACACTACAGGGTGATCGAATCTTTCTTCAAATATAACCTTCAAAGGCCTAACTAAATCAGGGTGAATTCTTACCCTAGACTCCTTAACAAACTCACCCTTTTTCTTTGCCTCTCCTTTCTTTAAAGGAATACGTCTTGTCAATGCCGGATAGTTTACCTCTATCCAGTCCATAGGAGCTCCTTCACTCCGTTCAATCAGAAACAGCCCATCCTTTTTTAAGTCCAAAAGAGCCTCAATAAATTCAGTATTAGCAATAGCCCTATTTATAACTCCTGAATTAATCTTAATAATCTCAGCTACGTTAAGAGTTTTAGGCATAAATCCTCTTTCAATAGCCATCTCCATAGTTGGGATATGCCTTGGTTCAAGTGATTTAGCAAAGGTACTAAACCAGTTAGCTGCTTCCGCTTTTTTATGCTTAGGTATAACATATAAATGAGTTATGTAATCTTCTATTTGTTTAGTTGTTAAATCAGGCCATACTTTCTTTATCTCTGCCCACTGCTTATTATGGAAAACCTTAGTCTGTTTAGCTATATCATCAAGGATCTTTTTATCTTTATTTAATACCTTCTTCAAATCTGGTCTATTTAATTTTTCAGGTACTTTGGTCTTTTCAACTGCAAAGTAGGCAGCCTCTAATTGTTTTTCAGAGTATCCATATTCAAGCTTATTAACAAACTTATTTACATTATAATTTAAAAGATCAATCCTACCTCTCCTATTTCTTACTATTTCTCTAGCCTCTTCCTTAACATTAGTGTCTGGCCTAGGTAATTTTTCAGGTAGCTTGACTTTCTTGGGTTTTTTAGATGTGGTTAGTTTGTCGTAGAGTTCTTGAATAGGTACACCGGAGTAGAGTTTAACTCCAGGGTCAGTGCCTTTGACTTCATTTATAAGACCTTCCTCAGCCATCATTTCATCTAACGTTTCCCAGGGAGACTCACTCTTACGTTCTGACTTACTCATATCCATTCTTCGTTCAGCTATTCTAGCTTCCATCTCACCTGGGTCTTTGAGGTATTCCTTGTGGGCATCTTTTTTAAGTATCTTATCTAATGACTTTCTAATTACATTATAGTCATGTTCACTTACTTGATATGCTAATCTTTCTACTTTATCAGTGGCAGCATGAGGAGACAATTTAGTATGCAGTCTATCATTTAACTCAATAGTTTTCTCTATTTCCTTAATTACATCTGGGTGAGAGACAAATTCCCTCATCTCTCTAAGCATCTTACTCACTAAAATATCTTCTTGAAATGCAGGACTAGTCCCTTGAAATATAGACCTTGTATGTACATTAACTGCATGTTGAAGTTCATGAATTAGTGTATCATTAGAAAACCCATACATACTTATATTATTATCCTTAGGACTATACGATCCTTTTCCTTTCTTACCAGGAAATATTGAGACAGACACATCTTTAATTTGAGGTAATTTGTCAAATAGGTCTGGGTAGTCAACAATATCTTTAACAAAACCTGTCCAAGCACCTTTCTGATATTCTTCTTTTGTCACTAATCCTTCTAAGTATGCCGCTTTATTAGGTCTAATAAACTTAGGTTCTTTAATTGTAGCTTTACTATCATCTATCTCATATCTCCACTTCTTATCCTTACCAAGCCAGAAACCAGTTGCATCAAACACTTCTTTATTTCTATATAAATAAGCTAACTTCCAGGGCTTTCCCTCTGCCCTACTCTCAGAAAATATACCTTTGTATTTAGATGCAAAATCAAATACTATTCCAGGTATCCTATCCAAAGGAATCATCATGTTAAGATCAACACCAGACGGTTCAATTTTTAAACGGTCTGTCTGCTTAGCCCACCCATCTAACCTATCCAAATAATCAGACATTTTCTCTATATCTTCCAACTTCATCTCATCAAATATTCCTGCCGGAGCTTCATCACCTTTTGCCCATACCTTAAATTGATTATTTAACTGGCTTAACAATTCTCTAGCATAACCAGCATCAACCTTTCCATCTAGTTCACTGTTAATCTCAGTTTCCATCCTAGTCAACAGTTGATTTGGGGTGTCTATTTTTTCATATTCAGGTAGTAGGTCTAGGTTTCTTTCAGTTAGTTCTGCAGGTTGTCGGAATTGAGATTCTTCAGGAGTGGTGAGAGGTTCAGGTTTAGGCTCCTCAATAATAGGTTCCTTAACAATAACTGGCTCCTCCACAGTCGGTTTAATTTTTGAACGATCTTTAACAGCCTCTAACTTAGAATACTCCTTAGGAATAGGTAATACTTCACCAGACTCTCCTAATCTCTGTCGATCATACAACTTAAAGGCAGATGTAATATATGACTTATGAAGTCCTTCATCATAAGATTGGCCAGCATCTTCAGCCTGTTTCATCATCTTATCAACATACTTCTCTATTCTAGGCATAGCAATATCAGTGTAATCTTGTAGGCCTTTCTTTATAAAACTTAAGAGTTCAAAAGGACTTAGAAATGCTTCTGCATTCTTTATTTCTTTCTTTATTTTTCTATGGATAGATATCACATCAACTTTCTTCTTGACAATTTCTCCTTCCTTAACAGCATCAAGTTCTTTTTCAGTCCTAATCTTAGGCTCCTCAGCAACCTCACCAACTACCCTCTTCCCTATCTCAGCAGCCCTAATAACAAACGCATTACTAATCTCTCTACCTTTACTTCCATACCACTTGTCACCTATCTTCTCATACACATGACCTTTTTTACTAACAAACTCATACTCAGGCACTGCATCTACAGACTTAGTCGAACGCTTTGGAACACTCTTAAGTGGTTTGTCTAACAACTCTACATGCCTTGAAATCGTAGGCTCACCAGCCTGCTTAGTAAATTCCATTTTATAAGGCTTAGCCCCTATCATCCTCTTAAATCCTGCCCACCAAGGTTTATCAACAGCTGTAATGATTTTCTCAGAAGGAATCTTTACATCAATCCCTTGCTTCAGTGCATCTTTATACTGTTGTCTATTAATTCCTAAGTCCTTCAGCATATCAGATTCAGCTCTTGAAAGGATCTCTTCCCTACCTCTACCATGGAATTCCCTAATCTTCTCAGGAGAAATGTAGACATCCTTTGGAAGATTATACTTTGCCGAAACATCTCTTACAAACTTTGTGTATAAAGACTGTAAACCTGTATATACTTTAGGTGTCACTGACTTACCAATGCCACCTCCAGCAGCAACCTTCCAGGCCTGATCAACTGTCCACACCAGGTCCTTAACTCTCTGAGTAGTATCTTCTGGTAACATTTCTTGAAGACCTTTACCAGCACCAAACTCATATTCTTCCTCAGACTGTAGAGAAATAAGTGCATTCTCTACCTCAGCTAATCCCATGAAGGTTCCAACACCTATAACTGTGGCCAATGGATTGATAAGTAACCCAGCTGTAACACCTCCTATTGCTAAGCCTTCAACTAACTTCTGAAATGTAGGCTGACCACTAAGCCCTACCTCCTTCGATAACCCATCTAAATAATCATATGCCATAGATGGCTTAATACCAAGTGACTCAGCCATAGCATAAGCATTTTTACTTTTTATTATATCAGCTTCACTATCTCTAACAGCCTTAAGTGTCCCTTCCCAAGCTCTACTAATCCAGGACTTCTCTTCTATCTCAGGGGCTGGCCAGATCCCAGGCTCTCTATCTATACCAGGAAGAACTATAGGACTACCAGGTTCAAAGCTTATACCACTGGGCTTACCTTCAGCTTTAGCTATCGGATTAAAGCTAATGTTATTAAAGTCTAGCCCATCAGACGGTTGATCCACTTGACCCTTCGGTTCAAAGCTAATATTCTCAAAGTCTAAACCATCATCAGATAATTGAACTTCTGGATCTATATTAGTCTCCAATCCCATTGGAGGGAGAGTCTCTTCAATGACATTCTTAAATACATTCAGCATTTATTTATCTCCTGCCAGAAGGTACATAATCAAACTCATCAATAAAGCTTTGCTGAACCATATCTATCATCTTTCTACGTTGATTTTTATCTTTAATTTTCTGGGCTTTGTCTATATATTTATAGAACATTTCTTCCCTATCAGCTACCCACACTCTAGCACGTTTGTTAGCGTCATTTATTGCCTTCATAGGTTCTATACCCATGCCTTTATACTCTTCAAGAAACTCCTGAGCCTTATCATGAGCGACTCGTAGCTCAGGAGTAATAGCCCACATACCTGTAGGATCCATCTTTCCAAATCGTTTAGTTAGTTCATGCATAGCTGTTGTCCAAGTTACTAATGGACGTGTAGGTTCTTTCGTTGGTGCTCTAGTCACCCTAGCTAATTCTCCAACAGCTTCCATCAACTTTGGGTCTTCCATAGCAGCCCTAAGAAACCTTTCTTTATCAGTAGGTTTTGTATTCTCCCACTCTTCTGGAGACATAAAATCCTTATCACCAAGATTTCCAGCCTTTGCTTTAGCTAATGTATATTCCTTAGCTCTAGGAGTAAGAGCTTTGAATTGTCCAAGAGTAAGTCCTCCAATGAAGGGTTGATCTTCAGACTTAGTAGCTACAGGCTGACCAAGTTTCTTTTCTCTAGCTGCACTCTCCTTCGTCAACTGACTCCTATACTTGTCAAGAGATAAAAATGCCTTTTCAGTAGCTTGTGCCCCTAGTAAATCATGCAATGTTCTGTACTCAAATGCTCTATCAACATTCTGTGCCCTTCTCACAAGGCTCTGCGCTTGTACAGCTCCACTCAGTGCTTGTGACACATCTGCCGCAGTCAGTCCTGCTAGATCAGCACCTGTTAGAAATGTATTGCCCATTACATACCTCTTAATATATCATACATAGCTGTATTATTCCCTGAACCAAATTGTCTCGCAGGCTGCCCACCATATCCAGGGGTTCCTTCTCCACCATAGCTAGGGGTTCCTTCCATACTCATATCCTTTCCTTCAGGATCAAGTTTGGAAAACTGTACCTTCATTCCCTTTTCATCTATAGTTAATTTATTTCCAGCTCCTACTTTACCTGCCAACATATCACTAAACATTTTCATGTATCTTTCATTTAATTTAGCCTTACTCTGAGCACCTATGTTTTGCTGGGTGACTTGATTAAGTGCACCAGCCACAGGTTGCCCAGTCTGCATTGCTTGTCCAGCATTTGATAGATATTGGAGAAACAGTTTATTCTGAAATATGTTTTCCATCTAATCCTCCGTTAATTACTGCATGTAAGCCATTGCAGCTCCAAGAACTGCACCAGCGGCAATACCATAGGGATTACCCCCAGTCACCATAGCACCTGTCGCAGCACCTGACATAGCACCACCTAGTACTGATGCAACTTGACTGGGTTCATTACCCTTTGTACCAGCCACTCCACCTCCGATGCTTGCTAGTAAATTAGCACCATACTGAAATACTTCCAAGTCCCAAAGAGCATCTGATTGATCTATCTTTAAATTACCATCATTTTCTTCCTTGTTAGCAACTATCTTAATCCTATTTCCTTCAATGACAGTTTTCATATAGCCATCTTCAAAAGAAATTCTTGATAGCATTAACTTTAACATCTGATCAGTAGCTATTAAATAACTTTTCCTTGCATCTATCCTTAACTTCGATCCATACTGTGCTACGTCTCTATCTCTAAACCCTTCAATCACAGCCTCACCAATGACAAAAGCAGAACTAACCACTGCATTAATATCCCTCATCCCTGATTGAAATCTAGGTAAGACTACAGTAGTTATCTGATCATCTAAAACATCTCCAAACGCAGCTATATCTGCATTTATCTCAACATCACTACCTATAGAAGCTCCAGCTTGAGTATAAAGAGCTGCCCAGTCTACAGTGTCACTCATACCAGCTAATATTGCAGCAAAGTCAGTTATAGCTGCTTCATAATCTATAATATCCGCAGCTGGATCATAAGCAACTGCAGCTGCCCAAGGAGAAGCACCAATAGCTACTGCCATTATCTCAGACATATCCTCGCCAGCACCCATTACACCAGCACCCATAACACCTTCATGAAAGGTAGTCATATAAGCTGGATAGTCAACAACTCCACTACCACCACCACCACCACCACTTGTTCCACCCATAACTATTCTCCGTCAAGATTGTTCAAAATTTGAACGTACTTGCTAATGTCAAATGAAATAAATGTCTGCATGTCTGCATTGTATCTCTTAGCCATTTCAATTAAGAAAGGTACATCAGTATAAGCTAATAACCTATCACAACCTTGAGCTATAGCATGCTTAGACATAAATGCAAACCCTTCCATCCAGAACTTCTCCTTAACTTTACTATACCCATACACACTGTAGAGTAATAAGTTCTTTGTATGTGTAGCATCATCGTAGACTAGCTTAGTCAATATAATCCCATTAAGACTAGACTTCTCTTCACTCTTATCATAAGACGCCCAGCAAGTCATCTTACCACTTAACAATGCAGAGAGGATTCTATTCATACTGTCTGAATGTTTAGTGACAATAGGAGGAAGTGATTGTTCTACTGCATATTTAATAACATCCCAGAAACCAGACACTTGGTCTGGTAATAGTCTAGTTATCATCTTACTGTCCCCTCAATGGTGGTGCGTAGACACCTCTTATCCCTCTTAAGTCTGTCATCTTGTATCTGATTTTTATATAGTTTAGTCTTAACACAGATGCAATAACTTTAAACTTTATCGATACAGCAAGATCAGACCCAGCACATATAATAGCTGCTATACCTTGATCATTTATAGGCACATACCCAGTATCACCACCAACATCATACGACTCCATCCACCAGATAGCAGCCTCTGGCTCTAACACTAACAAAGCATCTGTCTCAACAGAGAAAACAGTCTTCTGTCCTCTATATCCCATGTCAAGAATTCCAGATGCTATCGTAGGTTCATAGTCGTCTACTGTGTTAGGTAACATATTAGACTCATCATCATCCCAGGGAGGTATTACCCAGATAGCTGATGGATGCTGTGGAACTTCTGTTAGTCCATAAGGTGAGAGTAGATATGTCTCCTCATCATTACCAATGTAGAAGTCTTTCATCCTTCTATCATACTTGACAATGACATCTTCACCACCTTCTACATTTTCCATGTAGCGATAATAACCAAGTTCTTTAATACCTTCTTTTGTAATCTCTCGTAGTATAAGATCAGCACCTACATAAACATGACGGTCTAAGTTACCGTCCATAGCCCCTTGATTTAGCAGACCTACATCGCTTAGTTCGATGAAAGCAAAGGTAGCAGCTGGTTCACTAACTGGAGTCATTAAGACAACACCTTTAGATGAATAACCTATCACTCCATCACCTAATCTCTTAGTATGATAAACTTCCCCACCATAAGGATCACGTCTGTACCCAGACACGTTACCTCTATCAGGCGTAAAGACAGCCTCACCAATCTTACTCCATATATAAGAAGTTTCATCACAGTCATGCCAATCATCGTAGACTAATGCAATAGCATTCCAAACACCTAAGACATTCCCACCTACTATCTGGCCTTTAAAGTTACACATAGTTCTCATCATAGGAATGTCTACAGTTGACCTAACTTCATGCCAGACACCTGCATTCCAGTAGATCATTATAACTCCATTAACCATAATGACATACTCACCAAAGTCTGCAACTTCCATTAAGGTTCCAGTGCCAAAGGTTGCTACGTCACAATCAAAGATCCATGTTACTGTATAATCATCATCTATTACATAAACCTTATCCTCAAAGTTAACTACACTATCCCTAACAACCAGGAAGTTATACCTTTCACCTTGTATAAACTGAGGAAATGGCCAGGAGTACAACAGATCAACTCTACCAGCCAGTGGATCGTCATTACTTACTTCATAACCTTCAAGTACATTCTTACCAACTCGAAAGCCTTTAGCTATCCAAAGCTCCTCATTACCAGAAGGAATCTCTCGTCCTGAACTTAACCCTACCGTCAAAGCTTTATCAATGATGAGTTCATATTCACGCATTAGTCTTCCTCAGGAGCTTCTATTTCAAGTAACTTATCAATTAAAAAACTCTTGACTGTAGCCTCACCAATATGAGGAGTCCAAGTAAATGCTATCCAGACTTCAGACAACACTCCATCTTCAGGATCATTTGGACTTATACTAACTGTTAGTCTATCACCTGAAAGGACTTCTAAATTAGGCTTAACTATCATCTGATTAGTATTTGCTATGTAAGACTTAGCCTGTCCACCTAAATCATTCTCTAACAACACAGTAATCTTAACCCCTGTTTTAAGTTTCTTATCAAACTTAATTAATCCCTTATTAATGATACCTTTAGTATTAAACATATACTTTAATATAGTACCATTAACATCCTCACCAGCAATGCAGTTAGATATAGGATAAGGAGATAACATTGCATAAGATTTAGTTTTACTATGTTTAAGTACAAGCCTTGATATAATAAGCTCAATAAAACCTATACGATTTTCATCTATTGGAATATTTTTTAAAAACAGTGGTTTTTTCATATTAGTCCTCTATTTGACTTACTCCAGCAATTTGTTCTTCAACCAAGTCCATCCCAAGTCCTTTCATATCAACTGCAATAGCATTAGACCAGTCATTCACACCTTGAGTATTTCTATTAATAATTTCTAACTGTCTCATACCTGCCATAATGAGAAGCATTGGATGAACTGTAGACCAGTAATTAGTGTCAGTCTCAGCAGTTAACTCATGTGAATAATAAAGACCTTTTATATCAAGTGAAATCTTTTCTTCAGTAGGTACATTAAGAAGAACAGCATTATAGTTATGATCACCAGCCGTTATATCTACCTAACCAACAAAAGATTCAATATCACCTACTTCAGCGTCTTCTGGAATGTGGCGAGTTAGACAAGGTGAATAGTAAAGTGGGACTCCTACACCACGTGAGGCTGGAAGACCTGTTAAATAACCTTTAGTTAAATCTTGTAAACTTTTTTTCTTGAGCTGCCAACGTGCTGTTACTGATCCAACCCACACCTCCTTGATTGCTCTACAGTGTGGAAACGAAGCACTAAAGTGACCTATCTCAACAAACCTAAAGCATGAAGCCCCAGACTTCTGTGTCTCATCCATACGATCAAGGAACTTCCTACCTTCATTAATATAAAAATCAGCTCCATTGTCTGTGAAGTCAGCATTGACTAGATCAAAGCGTCCTGAGATAGTACGAAACTGAGTCCGTAATTGTAGTAAATTCATCTTAACCTCAATCAAGACTGTTCAATTTTTAAACGGACTGGAGACCCCATTATCTCCAGCCCGTATCGGTCTAGCAGGAGGTTAGCTGTTACACTATGTTGTCTAGACCAACCCCATTAAGGACAGCGCACTTCTGAGGCAGACCGAACTCAAGACCACATTCGGTTAAGTACTCCTCATTAGTACCATCAATCCTACGTTCTCCATAACCTTCTGGATGAGACTTGGAAGAGCTCTCACCAAAGAAAGTAGTATCAGTTATATATTTATATGCAAGTTCTTTAGGCTCAAGCAAGATACCCATGTTACGAGTAGTAGCATCATAAGAAAACAAAGGATGAGTCTTCATCTTAATACTACCAAAAGGAGTTCTCCACTCATCTATCTCCATCCCATAGAACTTCTGCTTAGGGCCAATATTAATCTGTCCAGAAGCCTGTGCCAAGGCATCAATGCCGAGTAAAAATCCACTACCACACAGACATAATTTCTCACTAGATCCATAGCGGAAAATTAATTCAAGCATAGCCTTCAACCAGGTCTCACCACCTGCAGTCCATAGCTGACCAGCATAAGCTGCATTCAAACTATAGTCATTACAGTTAGCTGCTGAATAGGTACGAATAAAGTCAATGACTCCCCGAGTTGTTCGCTCAGGTTTTCCATTATCTCCAACATTCTGAGTCATGATCCCAAAGATATGAGCCAACTCCATTTCCCAGGAGTGCATCTCAAGACATTCTCTCTTCGCTTTCTGGTAATCATCACCAGTACGAAGATGAGTAGCCCGAGCTGTTCGAGTAATTGAAAGTGGTGTGCGAAAGATCTGGGTTTTATTATAAACCTCAACCGGATCTAATGCAATAGCATCCGGCATCTCGCCACCCTCAGGATTAATATTACCGATAATCTTAAATACATCAGATTGATCAAGGTCATTAAGTGGAGCAACAGTCTGAGTAACATCAGCCTCAAGCAATCTTATAGTAAGAATAGTTGCAACTCCAGCATTTACATTAATTACCTTACCCTGTGTATCAACACGCCAATCATCTGCATCACGAAGAAGAATCTGATGCCCAGCTCGTATACGAAGACCAAGAGCATTTGCTACTGATACATAGATTATATCACCAGCTATCCCAGTACCACCTACATAAGGCACTGTAAAAGCAGCGTCTGTACAGATACCAGCATGATCTCCACCGACAGTAGTTTGTGCCTGTGTCCACCAATGAAAACTTGGATCATCTATTTTCTTACTACCCATCATAGACAGGATAGCAGTAAGTGGAGCCATCCCATTAGGATATAGATATAATATCTGTTGTCGCCAATTTTCAGGCCTTTGATTAGCAACCCAATCATCTGTTCCACGCATTCCTAAAAACATAGTTAGTTCCTCCGTTATATATTAAGCTATTCTATAAGCTACAAAAGTGTCAGCCGCTGTTTTTCTAACCCTAAAAGTACCAGTACCAAGATAATAAGATACCTCAAACTCATTAGAGTTTACAACAGCACTACCAACAATAGTAAATCCAGCAGCAGCTGTTAAAGTTATACTATCACCATCTGCTGCAGATAAGTTTATGATAGTAAAGTCAAAAGAATCATTATTAATCATATAAGCTGTTAATGCAGCCTCCATGACTGTGCCAGTAGGTAGTGTATATGCTACAGTACCACCTGTTGACTGAGTCGCAGTAATAAGGCCATTAAGAATAGCATCAACAGTTATTGTAGCTACTCCAGTCATTGCTACAGGAGCAAGCTGCTTCTTACCAAACAATGCAGCTCTTATAATCACCTCTGTATCACTGGACATTATACCACGTTGAAGTAAAAAGTTTCTAAATCCCATTAGTTTCCTCCGATTATAAGTTTCCCAAGAGGGAAAATGTCACTTTACAACTGTTAGCGGTTCAATGTCTATGAACTTTTCCAGTGGAATTATCAAGCTAGCCTTTAGTATAAGAGGCTTATCATTGACTACCTGTGGAAGCATAACCTTATCAAAGACAAGTTCAGTTTTCTGGTTCATCAGTTCATTGTATTCTGTCATGAACTTAGGGAAGTTTTCACTTCCTGGTACAATCTCAGTTTGATTAGTCTTTTCATTTGCAACACCATACTTAGTAACCAATCCAACTCTAACCTTCTCAATTGCTTGATAAGGCTCACTGAGTTTACCTATTAATTTTGCCAGGCCTAAACTAGTCCTAACAGGCAATTCCATTTCAAAGATCTGATTCATAGAGTTCACCGCACTATGTATCTCTATATTCATAAGTTCCATTTTACCCTCCTGAGGTAATTAAAAGTTATTTATTCTCCGCCTTAGGCTTTGATACTGGCTTTGGCTTAGACGAATCAATAGGATCACCAGATTTCCAGACTGGCGATCTCGGTCTTCCAACAACAGTTTTAATTGTAGATTTAGCCATAACTCCTCCATAATTAGAATGTTATATTTATGCGTTGTATACTGCAATGTATCTCGTAAGGTCACCTATCTGAAAAGCTATCCTCCCATCTGCAGCAGCACCACCACCTGTTGGATCAGTCCCATCTTTAGCAAGTGCTCCTGCATTCTCAGCTCTAAACCATCCAGTAAGAGCATGTCCAGAGTGATTAAATCCCATTTGAAAGGCCTTAGCTGGTGCTCCACCAGCCCCCAAGCACATATCACAGTATGTACCATAAAGGTTAGCACCTGTTAAGTCAATACCAGAATATATACCAAGATCTAAATTCCTATGAGTACCAGCAGCACCAGGAGCTTCATTTATATTTGTCCAGATACCAGTTCCACAGATAACACCAGTATCAGTTCCAGTTAAGTTAGCCTGAATATAAGCTGCAGCACCAATAGAAGCTCCAGCATCCATAGTACCTTCAATATGCATTCCCTGACCACCAGTCAGTACAGTAGAACGATGATCCAGAATATTCTCCGCTATACTTAAGACTACATAACGAGCCTTATTACCACCAGTTACACATTGTAATCGACACCTAAGAGTCTGAGCATTTACAGATATTAGATGACCTACAAGCTCAGTTCCAGCCAGTGTAAACCAAAAAGCTTCATCGTCAACAGAAGTCTGAGTACCCCAAGCAGCAAACCTCATGTAGGATACCACTGTACCAGCACCCCAATCTGTTACAGCACCAGCAGACATTTCAAAATCAATACAAGTATAATGCCCACTAGGGATCGCTGCATGGTTAGGCAAAATCATCTCAGCACCAATAGCATAAGACAATCCAGCTACTCTACCCGCAGCGGCTGAATAGTTAACCTGTGCAAAGATAGCACCAGCTGAGTTACCTAAAGCAACTGGAGAAGTAAGACTAACCCTAAGAACATCTACTGTAGCAGCTCCAGCTGTATCCATTGATAAAGCAATGTTTCTAAGATTAACTGCCCCAGCTATTAGACTAGAAGCAAAGGCAATATCACCAAACCTTTCACTTATCCAACACTGACCATCAGAGTAAAACATCTGACCTCGGCCAGCTTCATTAAGAACTACATCACCCTGCCAAGACTCACTATCACCAACTCCTCCAGCACCTAGTAGGCCACTATTATGTTCTTGAATTGTTATAGTGTTAGTATTATCAGCGTCTTTAGCCATGACAGTATAAAACCTGCCCTTTGCCGCAGATACAGGCGGTAGTGATATAGTGATAGCTGCGTCAGCTCCATTAGCTCCTGCATCTGGACGCACCACATAATCACGAGACGTCATTTCATAGTCTGCAATAGGCTCTGCGAACTTGTCTACTACAGCCATTCCATGTTGTGCACCTAATCTTTCTAAAGCCATTTGTTATTCCTCCGTTAATAGTTATCTACTGATTTATTCATCTCATCAATCTCTGCCAGCAAGGGATCGACGCTAGGTGGTTTTGCAGCCTGCCTTGGCTGACCCTTCTTTCTAGGAAGCTGCGGTGGTTTTTCTGGTTTAAGATCTGGTTTAAGTTCAACTGCCTTTTTATGAAGTTCCAGACGAATACGAACTTCATCAGCAACTCCTCCCATTATCTCAGTGTATTTTTTATCTGGGTCTTTTGCCCAAGTTTCTTCAAACACAGTACCTACTACCTTCTTAAATGGAATAAGATCTTTGTTTTTATCATAAAAGTCTTCACTCTCTTTACGTAAGGCAATTACTGTAGCTACATTATTTTTTACAATTTCAGGGATATTACGAAGAACACCTTCAGTTATATGATCCCTTGATGCATTTACACCTTGAGTATAGATCTTGTTTAAGAGTGTATTAAATTCCTTTGGATCACTAGTTATATCATCCATACTAGCTTCACCAATAAAGTCTACTTCGTCTAGGGTTATAGGTTCAGGTTTAACTGGCTCTGGCTCTGGCTCTGGTTCCGGAGCAGATAAATCATCTATCCGTTTCCGAAGATCCTCATTTTCCTTTTGAATTGCTTCCAAGTCGATCTTAGATTCAGGTTCAGGTTCTTTAGGGACTTTTTCAAGTTCAGGTTCAGGTTCTTTAACCTCACCAGGATCAGGATCTGGAATCGACTTCGATTCAGGAATTTCTTCAAGTTCTTCAACAGGTACCTCCTCAATTATTTCCTCTGCTAGTTCTTCTTCAGAAACCTTAATAGTTGGTTCATCAGTAACTTTTAACATATCCTCAATCTGATCTATCATCCCATCTACCATTTGCTAACCTCCATTAAGTTTGTTTAAAATTTGAACGGTCTTATACATTTGCAGCTCTGTCTACTTCTCTCCAGTAACCATGGGTTCCAGCACCATCACCTCCTATATTTACCACAGTAAGAACATCGTCTACTGCCGGTGTATAGTTACCAAGCGCTGGTGCTTCATTTAAGTGAAAGGTTCCATTTGCTTTAGCATTGCTGTCTGTTATAACTACATTAAGATCTTGAAATACAAACATCTTAACCTGCCCCTGAATACCTCCAAGGATAGTTGCTAAAACAGATGCACCAGTACTGGAGATTACTACTGTCTCAAATCCTTCTTCACTAAGCTCAGTTCCAATAGTTAGTGACACAGCAGCTAAGACATCTAACGTCTGAGCACCAACAGCCCCAGTTCCAGATAGACTGATAGTATTCATCTCAGTCCTACCCTCTCTTATATAAGCAGGTAGCTCACTAACTAATGCTGCATCAGTCGGTTTCGTCGCGTCTATTGTCATCTTTTTTATCCTCCAGTATTTGTAAGAAGATATCAGGAATACTTAAGAAAAAAGCTACAGCCTTCCTTCTACCTTTTATATCACCTAAGTGAATTAATGTCTCTGATGAATTAGGTACTACCTTATACCCTTGATCATCAGTATGAGGCTCACCAACTAAATCATATTCAATAGCTGCATTCTTAGCTAGCCTACTTAGTTCATCAACTATATCTAACCATATAAAGGACTCTTTAAATTCTTCTATATCTGACTTAGTTGATCTTATAGTCATCTCATCCATTAGTATTCTCCTACAGGAACAATGTTACCAGCGTTAGCCTGTGCATCAACTTCATCATCAGGCATTCCTTGACCCTGAATCTCATTAACATTTCTACGGAAGTCTTCTACATTCTTCGCTCCCATCTGTTGTGCTATGTACATGAAGATTCTAGTTATATCAAACTTCTGCATTAACTCTGGAGTTGTACCTATGGTTTGGAACATCTGTAACCAAGCCTCGGAGAAATTACCGCCTGGTATTGAGCCGTCTCTTGGTATAAGGTCATAGCCTACAGCTAGATCATAAGGTGAAACAGCAATTGACCCTTCTTTTTTTCCAAACTGTTTAGCTAGTTGATTACTATACCTACCTGTAATTCTTACAAAAGTTTCTTTATTTAAATATTGCTGTGTATGGACAGCAAACATAGTCCCTATATCCTGCATAAACTGCATACCTACTATCATAGCTATTCGTTGCAGTCTAGAAATAGCACTTCCACGTGTACCTTGAAATTCACCTTTTGTCAATCGTTCAGGTCCACCTTGACGTTGAGCACCCTGCATAGATTGATCTGCACCTGAGATACGATCCATCCAAGATGTAATATAACCAGAATCAGCTATATTTGATCTTGTAATATCATTAACTTGTAGCTGCTGAACAACCTTATCAACTCCTCTTCCCCAAGCAGGTCTACGTAAGCGAATTAATTTACCTGGTTCAGGATCCTTTAAATCATTAATATTAACCAAGTAAGGATCAACAACCAGCATATCATTAATGGCCTTACGGACATTAGCCACATGCGAATTGAATAGAAAGTCCAGTGTATGTTGTAGTCCATGAAGAACCTCCATACGTCCAATAGGTGTTATTGAGTATCCATCGTACTCAGGAGATGCTACAGCAGCTGGATACATACCGTGATGATGGTCAGCTTTATTACACTGAATTATTACATCGTCTGCAGCCAGTGCAAAGAACCATTTTTCTGGAGATTCACTGGTACCTAACCCCCACTCCTTTGGGATTAAGTTAACATACATCTTAATTATATCTACAGGATTTGCTGAACTAGTCATATCACGTCTAACATCAGTAGGTCCACCATGTCTAGTTTCACGCTCTGACTGATCATTTGATAAAGCAGATTTTTTACCTTTTTTCTCATGTAGATATTTAACATTAAACATTTCAGAGTCAGGTTGAGCTTCTTCCGATAGTACATTCATTAAGTTATCACGATCTATCCAACCAAAAAATTCACCTTCTTGGATTCTATCAGAAGACACACATGGATCAGGTAGCCACATATAAGGATCAATATTGCTAAGGTCATTACCTTCAAATAGTAAAGTGTCTATGAACTCTACACCTGTAGTGGTATCATCACCTAACTCTGATTGGGTAGTTATAGATGTTTTAACAGGTTTCTTTCCATACTGTCTTACCCATCCAGGGATTCCAATACCTACTCCATAACATAAAGAATCACGTAAGACTGTGTGTAATGCCAAGGGAACCTTAGTCTTAATACAATGTAGACGAATAACTAACTCCATCAACATTGCACCTATTGTATCATCATCTTCAACCCCTTCATACTGAAACATAGGATCTTGGAAAAAGGCCATTGAAAGATAGGTTAACAAAGCCTCAAGCATTGAGTAGGAATAAGGGAAGACTATCGACACAGGCTTCGTTGAGTCCTTTTTCTTTAACCTATCCTCTGAATCCTTCAAGTCAATATAGACAGTGTTCTTCTTATCTATCTCACGCCATGCAGGAAATCGTTTACTAATTTCATTCCTTGATTCTCTAGCACGAGCCCAGATCTTACCTCGTAAAGCAATATGAAAATCAGAGTCAGGCTTTAGCTTAAGGCCTTCTGGATAAGTATAGTCATATTCTTTACCTGAATAATCAACCTTCTGAGTATCAGATTCGCCCTGTACAATGTAAGGCATTAGATTGGTTCTCCTAGTTTATCCATTATAAACTCAAAATGGACTGCAATTAAATCTACATTAACTCCACAGGTTCCAACATTAGTGTATTTTAATATCATCCCTATATCATCACGAGCAACAGCTCCAGTGATACCAGTAGTAAGTCGAACTCTTTCAAGTCTATTCACTGCAGTTGCTGCAGAGGTTGCATTTATAGTAGTAGTTGCCCCTGTTACAAGCTCTCCAGAATTAGCCTCTACATTATTATACTCTAATTCCCAATTAACAGTACCAGTGTTTGCAGCTGTTTGATGACAGAAATCTACATCAACTTGTATTGCTTCACCTGCATCCATTCTGAAAGGAACATGTAGAGAATAATGAGCATCATCACCTTCAGCAAATATCAAAGTAGGGAAGACACTTAATCTACTTACAGTTGGAGAAGTAGCACCAAGAGTCCAAGAGGCTGCACTAACTCTAATGTGCCTATTAACTCTAGCATCACCAGCCAAAGTAAGCTCACCATCGGTTGCAATATCTAAATGATTAGCTCCAGCACCAAAGAAGCCACTTTGAGCAGTTATCAATCCAGCATCACTTACTAAAACTGTGCTATCCTGTATTATCCTAGCCCCACCATCACCACGAACTACTGCATGATCTGTGATAACAGCTGTAGATGATAATATATCAGCTAATGTAGGCAGACTACCTTGGATAACCACATGATCTGCCGCTGCAGGAGCTGCTGCAGATATTGGTGCAGTACTTTCAATACCAGAAGTATGAGGAACATCAGCATCATCATACTGATATACATCTATTGCATCACCTATTCGTATTTGTTGCTTTGCCATAAGTTTGTTAAATTATTGAACGATCTTAACTGATAAATCATTAACTATACCAATCATAGAACCAACAGTACAAAATGGAAGATAGGAATTACCTACGCCATTATCTGTAACCCCACCTGTAAAGAACACACATCTAACATGGTTATTATCACCAGTAAATACTAATGTACCTGTATTTATTTGTGTCTGACCAATCCCTGATATAATATTACCATCAACTGTAATATCTACATTATCAGAGACAAGGGATATATAGATATAAATGTCATCATCTAATTGTTCTCTATTTGAAATCTTTAATATAGACCCATCAGTACCTATAGTAATTGGATCAGCTATAGTAGACGGAGCATCTATTATAATATTCCCACCTGCTGGATCAGCTACATCTAACGTGTATGTTATCTCATTTCCCGCATAGTCTTCAAGAATAGTAACTCCATGAATTAAGCCTGTATCTTCTACTATACTCTCTGCCTGTAGATTATCTTCACTGTCACCTACTTGAATATCTCGATAGAATTGTAATATTGCTGTCTCAATTCTCGCATAATATTCAAATTCTTCTTTATCAGGATAGGACATATTAGTGCCTATTTTAAGACTACTAACAGGGCCATCATTAAAGTATATTATATCTCCGTCACTCTCTACACATAGATAACAAGTATCTCCAGCATTGTATGTTGTTTCAGCTACAATTATGACTTTGTCTACATTACAATGATAGAATCCATTTATGCCACCAACAACTGGAGCAGTGGTATCAATTACGATAGCTGCGTTACCTGAAAGGCTATTCGCTGGCAAAGACACATCAGCATCAATAGCAGGAGAACCATATTGGAATGTACCACCATTTAGTGTAATACTGCCTACCGTTAGATTTGCATCAGCTGATGTCATACCCGCTGCAATCATACTATTGACATAATTTGCATCTGTAGCATGAGTGCTAAAATAATGAATAGTCGCTGCAACTGTTGTAGCAGGTGACGAGTGATAAAGAGCTAAATCAGTCCCACCTGTTTCAACCTCAACATAACCATAAGGTAAAGCTGCATCCGTCCAGGTTACAGACTTATCCAACTCGACACCAATAACAAAGGTATCACCTATTCCAACTGTTCCTGTTGTATCAGGTGTTACCGCCCAGATATTTATAATACTAGCAACTGGAAATTGGTCAGAAGCAAGGGCCTGAGCTTCATCAGCTGTAAGCTCTCTTTTAAATATAGACACACCTCCAATATCTCCAGTCAAATAAGCATTAGCAGTGGCAAGCCTACCTATATTGAACTGCACACTTTCTGCATTAATATCAGCAGCTACAGTCCCAACAGGATCTGTATTTTGCTGACTTGTGCCTGCCGTATTCCAAGTATAAATATGAACATCATCGTTTGTGTTATCGTATGTAGCGATTATATCATATGACGAAGTAGCAACACAATCAAAACTCGTGTCTAAGACATCATTTGAATCTGCCCCAACATTAGTACCTATAGTAAATAGTATTTCATCCTCAGACCCACCACCTGAATCATCCTTTATTCCTAACGCCCAGCACTTTGCATTTCCAGATCCATCCCATTCAGATACTAAGATTGCAGTTATATCATCACCGAGTTCAGCATCAAAATGAAAGTTCTTAACAAATACACTAAAATCTCCATCCCTATCAGCAGTTAAGTTGGCAAGATATAACGCATCATCACCATCTAATGTAACTATACTACCAGCAAAAGATGGATCACCGAAGCTCGATAAATCATCAGTACCTACAGAGTCCGTACCATCTGCCAGTTCCCACCAGTTATCAGTGTCAGCATCCCCTGAGATATCATTAGTCGCTACAGCAGTGTCATCATAAGTTACATAAAGAGCAGGCCTTTCTCCATTAGTCCCCTCAGATGAATCAAAAGCCCAGTATAAGCCTTCATCCCCAGTTTCGACAGGAGTGACTATAATAAGTCGTATAGGATTACCAGCTAAAACCTGCGTAGCTATATATGTATCAAAAGTTGCCCCATCAAAAGTATATGCTGTTCCTACAGTATGGCTTGAAGATATTGTAATATCATCTAATTCTGTATTCTGCCCATGAGTCCCTGTCCATGAGTTACCTGTTGAATATTCAAGCCATGTAGCAGTTGCATCAAAGGCATCTAAATTATCATATATTTTAGGTGTAATACTATACGCATCATCCCAGGTTTTATAAAGATATATCTTTAAGTAAGCATCTGTTACGGTTTTACCAGAAATAGCAGTAGTAATAAAGCTAATCACAGCTTTCTTATCATATGCACTTGAGGTATCACTCAAGCGAACATAAGCATTATCAAAGTCCTCAGTCCCAGCGGTAGCATTGATATAACCGTCTACTGTAACACCTGTATGAGTGTCCCCTGTATTTTCACCAAGACTAACAGTTTCTGAAGCTACTGTCCCTACATCTATATTATATATTGCTGTATTTACACATTCATCTGCAGGATCACACACCTGACAGTATATCTGCACAGTTTGATCGTCATAGGTAGGTGTAGCTACAGCATATGTACTGCCAGAAGTAGTACCGAACTCTATTCCGTTAATTTTCCATGAGTAGGTAAGAGTCTCAGCCTCTGGGTCAGTTGCTGTAACAGAATAGGTTAACGTACCATTATTGGCTACGACTGACGGTGTAACTGATGAAGCTGAAATTATAGGAGGGCGGTTCGATGGATAATCTGAATATACATAAGCTCCCATCTCCCAAGGTGCGTAGGCAGTATGATCTAAGGTAATTACAGAACTGGGCCACATACTTGCAGAACTAAGACCCAGTTTATAACTATCTGCTAATGTCACTCCAGCACTAATAAATGCCGAGCTTGCCCCCATTACAGCATCAGCCCAGGTTGTCCAGGGAGTAGCACACTGCCGCCAGCCATCAGTGCATGGAGTTTCATTTATAAGGTGTGGGTCGCCGGAGACATCACTTGTATGAGTGTAGCCTGTCCCACTACCTAATATTTCATTCGATGTATCCCAGCCGTTACCGAGGAAATAGACCATAGAAGTATCAACATTTTCAAGACCATGATGATTACAATATGTAGTATCATTTATAATTGATAGATTATTAATAAAATCGGCTTTTATCTCCATATTGCCGACACTATACACTACGATATTATTAGTGTTATCTATTAAAAGATTATTATAAATTAATACAGCTTCAGGTGATTCGTCATCATCTCCATTCCAATCTGCAACAGTGAGTCCTCTATAGCAACCAATTATAACATTGCCATAAATAGCTCCCCCATAGGGGTCAAGTGCCCAAGCAGGCTTTCCGCTACCCTCATTCTCGTCAGATATAGAAATACCCGCACCCCTATAAGTCCAAGACCAATCAGAGTCAGTAGTGTTCATGATCCAGTTATACCGTATAATATTGTCGTAGCCGCAACGATATAAAACACCTTCTGAAGCATGGTCATAGATATAATTATATTCTACAATACAATTATTCGCTTGCTGATATCCTCCATCGTACCAAGATTCCTGTAAATTAACTCCTTCACCCAAACCTTCGCGTATCTCATTTCTACGAATAAGTATATTAGTCCCACCTCTGATAACTATTCCACCTGACCACCCACTTCGCGGATCAGTGGTGCAATCAAACCACAGATTATGTTTAGTAATCGTGCAATCCTGGATTGTCCAATTACTTGAGCTAAAAAGCATCCCAATGCCTTGTGACCCTACATTATCAACTACCACTCTTTCAATCGTTCCACCATCAACCGGTGCGGTAGGACCAACATAAACACCCCTTCCATTTACATTCTCCATTTGAATGTCTTTGATAAGTGTTGTTGTGCCACCCACAGTTAAATATATAACAGACCTACCACTCGTAGCAGGATTATCCACTTCTGCATTAGGATCAGCTATCTCCCTGTCTATTGTAGGCAAAGCACCGGCACAAGAATTATCAGCATCTATTTCTGTTGGGCCTGCCCTATAAGCCCCTACGGTTGGGTTTGCCCAATCAACTGTAAATCTCCCATCCCAGTCACCATCACCGTATGACCACGTATCACCACATAGAAGTAAGACTTTATCTCCATCCCCGCTTACTTCGGTTTCAACTTTTGTAAGTGTTTTCCAGGGAGTAGCAGAATTAGTCGCGTCCGCACTGGCGTCGCTACCAGTGCTCTCACTGACATAATAGGTCGCAGCCTGCGTATTTGAGTATATAAACAACAAAGTCAGGCCAATTATTAGTAGAAATAGCTTTTTCATATACTCACCTTACTTGTCAAACTCAGCAGTTATCTGAATCTTAGCTGGTGTAACTAAAGCTTCACTTATAAACCTAAATGACCTTATCCAGTCACCATTAACTATTCTTAGACTCTGTGTGGAATATAGAATATGGCCAAGACCATCTAGAGCTATTGATGTAGGAGAAGGATCTACTCCTCCAACTGTCCATCTAATATTTGCATTTTCACAAGTAATGTAGACAGCAATAGCTTTATTATCTCCAGTAGTAATTATTACATTAGCTGGTAGAGTCTGTACTGCATCAGTTGAGTGAACAATCTGAGTTACAGTAAATACAGATCCTTGTGTAGTTACTACTTTATCAGTAGCAAGTGATAAAGTTGGAATTGCTAACATCAGTAAGATTATTAGTATACGAAGCATAATTTTCTCCAGATTGTTCAAATTTTGAATTATCTGTTAAAGCTCAAAGAGTACATAAGCTTGATTAGCTACACCAATTACAGTCTCATTAGCATGAATATAGATACTGATAAGTTTACCTATATCTATCTTACCATCTTCTCTATATTCATCCTTTAATATATCATAAGTTCCAAGCACTTCAGCCCTAAACATTCCAGGGCCATTCTGTCCATCACGGACTACTAACTCATCAGCAACAGCACTTGGACGAAAGACTATCTTTCTAATCCTTAAGCCACTTGGAGCATTTTTACACCCTCCTGTGGATTACAAATCAGAAAAGGCGCGGCCTGACACACCCCTACCAATAAAAACAAAACTCCTATGATTAGTGCTAATACTTTCATCTTAACCTCCCA